TGGCCACCACTGCAATCATCCCTTCCGAGAACCTGGAGATCTCCCGCGTCAGCATCGGCGATATTCGTCCGAACAAGGCTGGTGGCAAGACTGTTCCTCTCAAGTATAATGGGCAGTCACTGCAGGTCCGCATTCCTCGCATCTTCTATCCCGCAGGTGTTGTCGTTCGTGAGGATGAGCAGGGTAAGCGCAGTTACAGCCTGCTGGCTTCGCTGAAGGGCTGTGACCCGTATGCAAAGGAGCGCAGTTCCGATGGCAGTGATATCGGTGCGTTCTACAACTTCTGCCTGGACATTCAGGAGAAGCTCATTCAGCACTCAGTGTCTAACTCGGGCAAGTGGTTCGGGAAGGCAAAGTCTGAGGCTGTTCTGCGCGAGACCATGAAGCCGATTCTCACGCCGAGCGTTGAGAAGGTCAATGGCGAGTGGATTCCCAACGGCAAGTATCCGCCTTCGCTCCGCATGAAGATCTCGATCTGGGATGGCCAGGTCGGGATGGACGCGGTGGATGAGAAGGGAAATGCGATTGTTCTGACCGAGGACAATCTGGAGCAGGTGTTTGCCAAGCGCATCGAGGGTCGCATGGTTCTGGCGCCGAGCGTGTATGTCACGGGCACTGGGTTTGGTGTGACCTGGCGTGTGGTTCTGGCTAAGGTGTTCCCACCGTCCCGCGTGGGTGCCAAGGCTGCGTTCGCGGACATCAAGGAGCCGGAGGATGATGCTGAGGACAAGCCGGCTAAGCTTGATATGCCAGTTGCGGATGCGTTCCCGGCCGAGGACGATGAGGAGACGCACGAGGAGGTCAAGGCGAGGTCTCCAACTCCTCCACCTGCTCCAGCACCGGTAATTGCGCCTGGTGCTCCGAAGAAGACACGGAAGGCGACTGCGGTGTCGTAATAGACCAAACAGAGGATCCCTTCGGGGGGGTGTGACAAATCATTCGCTCATCAATAAAAAACACCTTTTCCTTTTCGGGGAAGTCTAGAGCCGCAGCAGTCGAACATGCGAATGAAGTAAGCGACACCTTTTTACATTTCTCACATGAGTGAACCATCGGCATCTTCTTTAACATGTCCACAGTCACCAAGCGCATATTGCCACGCAGACACCGCTCAAGGATTGTTGTTGGTGTGATCCATCCTTCAGCCAAACACTGCTCGTGAACATTGTCAGGGATCATACTCCAAAAGGTTTCGCCCTCTTCCCATCCATCCTCTTGGAGCAGAGTCCCAAAGGGATTGTCCTTATACCACAGCAGTGCCATCTTCGCATTGTCTTCGAGATTGTGCTCAGTCAAGCCAACACGATCAAGGTCCTCCTGTTCGTAGAGCCAATACACATTTGCGTGGGTGTAGTTCGGATCACGCGCACCGCGATAGACCTGTCGCCCTGCCATAGTCCAGAGATCAGATACAATGTTGATATCGTGCTCTGTAATGTCCGTGCCTACCGGATAGATAACCGACCGATCAATCGTCGAGAACATTGTTCAGTTGGCAGATTATTCGAATGTAACCTTTACCGTGACATCGTGGTGGCGAATGGACTTTGTAGCCGAACGGCTGAGCTCATGGCGCTTGCGACGCTCACCGTCCTTGGGCTGAATCACCTGCGAGCATGCCTCCATATCCGCGTGAATGTCATCGTAATTTGCGTCCAGATACTCGAGCACCTCATCCTGAATCACCCACTCAAAGAAGTTCAGCTGCCCCACTGTGGTATCCAGCCCGCGGAACTGGATGCGCTTCCATCTGCAGAACGGGTCAAACATCTTTTTGTTGTACGCCTTGAGGTGCGACTTGTAGACCAGATACACAATGACGTGACGGTCTCCCTTAGCCATGAAAGAGACATTATGCTTCTTTGAGTAATTGGTAACAAACCAATCCAGAAGGCGCAGGCTCAGTCGAGACTTGCCAGTAAGAATCTCTTCCACACGGCGGAAATTGTCGGGGTCTGCGTAGAACTTCTCGAGGCGGTGAAGAACCCACTGCTCCTTACTCTGAATCGTCTCCATATCGATCCTATGTATCAGCACTGAAAATGAGTTTTCGGAGGTGACGCATAAAGAAACGCAACATGGAGTGTGTTGTAGCCGAATGGCTGAAAGATCCACCGTATACCCGAGTCAACAAGCGTCTTCGCCCCTTGATTATGCTGCTTACTCTTCTCGCACCTTCCGTGAGCTACACTCGGGCTCGGCGGATTGTGTTTGCTGCACTCGAGGAGGCAATGAAAGGTCCACTTGGACACACGTGGACTCGTGACCGGTGTGTGCGCAGAACAATCCGAGTCTACGGTATGAATGATCAGCGCACCTCTGCGTGGCATGCTAAGCGTGGTGAAATGGTGACGGCTTCTGAGGTGTCGGGTGTATTTACGGGAGGAGAGACCCGCCGTGCTCTGATTATCCGTAAGTTAGAGCCACCTCAGCCCACCGGAAGCCATCCGATTTCCGCTCTGATCTGGGGGACACGATTTGAGTCAATCGCAAAGGCGATGTATGAGGCAGAAACTCAGTGTAAAATTGTGGATGTGTCTTGTGTTCAGCATCCCGTTCACAGCTTTCTCGGTGCGTCTCCAGACGGCATTATCTTCCCAAATGATCCAACCGATGTGCGCCGACGTGGTCGCCTTGTGGAGTTCAAGTGCCCGATCTCACGCCCACAGACGGAGGGAATTCCAGATGCCTACGTACACCAGATGCAGATGCAAATGGAGTGTACGGGCATTGACGAATGCGAGTATGTAGAGTTTCGGTTCAAACAGATCTTCTCATCGGAGTGGATAAATTCAACTGAAACAAAGGGAGTCTTTGCTGTCTTTGATGATCAGACCGTTGACTACAAGCCGCCATGTATGCTGCTATCCGAGTGGCAGGCAGAGGTCACCGATCGTGAGCCGCAGTATATCTATTGGAAGCTGATGTCGACGAAGAAGGAGTTTCTGCCCAAGGACACAACCTGGTTGCCGCGACACCTTCCAGCTCTCCGCGAGTTCTGGGATGAGGTCCTTCTTCATCGCGCGGCTGGGACACAGCCCCCACCGCCTCCACCTAAGATTCCTACACTGGACATTTGACGACGCCCGGAAAGTAGTAACCGTCAATGTAAGTCGAATCGTTGAACCACTTGTTGGGCATCACAATTTTTCTGTTTGGGTTCAAGAATGCGCCCCACCAGGAGAAGCTAGAGTTTGGGCAGATACATCCGGCACACTTGCTCATGAGAAGCAGGGTATCAACTTCGTTCTCGTGGATGAAGGTGTGTTGAAGTCCGCCGATCCATGGACGGGTTTGTGCGTGGTGAAGATCGTTGGTAAAGATCACAAACTGTGTATCGGCAGGGAACTCTGCAATCGCACGACGGTAATACTCGTCAAGTTTCAGATCATGTAACCAATGGTTCACATAGTCCCCTCCTCGTACGTGAATGAATACTTTGTTACCAATATCTGGATACTTCGCAAGAACACCGGTGTCGAACCGAAGTCGCCCCTTGAACGACTCATCGACATACTGCCAATTCTGAAAGTAACCATGAATTCTGGCATTGTGGGAATTCGCTAATGCACTTGTCCAATCATAGAACACATACGACCCCTCTTGAATGTTGAGTGGAAACACAGGTGGATTCTTTGCGACTGACCAGTGTCTGAACAGAGAATTGAAATAGTTCTCGTTGGAGTGATATGACCCTCCTACGCGTTCAATCACAACAGTCCGCCCAGTCCGCCGCCCAATATGGTCAACGGCCGCAAGTTGAAAGAGCTGGTTACCTAGTCCCCCTGCAAATTCAACTGTCAACATAATTGCTTACACCCTAAGCATATAAATGGATTCAATGAGTGTGACGTTTGTAACTGCATTCCTAGATCTACACGATGAATCCAATTCATATCGACCCCCTGAAAAGCGAATTCAATTTTTTAATCAACTCAATGCGACGGGTATTCGACTGCATGTATTTGTCAGTCCGGAAAACCTTGAAAATATAAAGGTCACGAATGGGATTATTGAAACACTACAATTGGAAGATTTACACACCTACAGTATATCTCCAAATGGAATGCCAGATACGCTAACACAAGGTAAAGATACGCGAAACTTCTTAATATTGATGAACTCCAAGATCGAGCTTGTAAATCGCGCAATTGAGTCTGGAAAGCACTCGACGAATCATTATGCCTGGATTGACTTTAACATATTCCATATTCTATCCGATTCATCTTCCGAACAACTAAAGAGATTGAGCACACTAGCATATCCAGAAAGTTGTATGTATTTTCCAGGATGCTGGGATAAGCAAATAAGATTCGATACTGTTAACTGGCGGTTCTGTGGTGGGTTCTTCCTTGGTGACACACTCTCACTTCGCGAGATGTATCAGCTACAGTGCACGGTATATCCAAAACTTCCAAAATTGACATGGGAGGTGAATACCTGGGCCTGCCTTGAAAGTCTTGGTTGGTCGTGCACATGGTATCCTGGGGATCACAATGATTCTATTCTCAATATCCCACTATAACCCATAATTAACAAAGTTACCAGCTAAGTCACTGAAACCCGGGCGCTGAACACCTATTCTGGTCTTGAATGCATACCATTCACTACATGGCTGTAGTGCCTTCCAATATTGATCATTGATATATATCCAGTGAAGATCGGGGGATTCAATGAAGAGCTTAAGACCTTCTTCAAGGCGATCAATCAGCCTATCGTAAAACCTCGAATGAACTATATACCCGCTTGCGGTCTGTGCCTCAAACACGGAATCAAATGTGTCATCGTATGGATACGCTAAGATTATGTTGTATGACATCATAACAACATCGTAACTCGATGGGAGTTTATTGATCAGAGATTCCCAATCCTCCTTCGAAACTGTAAACATAAAATCATCCTCAAATATCATAACAGATTCATATCCCCGTTCCCTTGCTAGCTTGAGAACGCGTACATGCGAAGATGTACAGCCAATGGCAGGAAATACATGTTCGATTGCTCGAAAGCGTTCTGCGTCTATCTTCATGTTGGCTAATTCCGATTCGATCTCCGCTCGGCGATCCGCGCGACGATCGAGGTTGATGTAAAAAGCACGCATTGTGGTAGTTCTAGTTCAGTATGAAAGCATTTTACCAGAAACGAAAGCATGACCACCAATTCCGATGAGGCGACGCAAACTTTTCATTCCACTCGTCGATTGTATACTTGTTGCTCATGCTCAGATTACAGCGCGAACAAATGGGAATCAAGTTCTCCACGGTCATATCACCACCCTTGCTCTCGGGAGTGTTGTGCCCACACTGGTAATCAAATACACTCATTTGGTTCGTACACCAAATGATCTTACATTTTGTATCAAACTTGCGCCCGATCTTCAACAACCAGACCTGTTCCCGCAGAGCCTTTGGAATCTTCTGTTTCCCGTGGCTCATTAGTTCTTCTCACATCAAAGCTGTATATGCGTTGACACGGAAGGGTGTGATGAGACCCGTTGCAGCTTCAACGAATGACATAGCGGGCATATGGTTCGTACGCTGCTCATACGAGGAGTTCTCGACATTTTGAGTCCGCCTATCCTGGCTGGTATCACGCAATTCGGGTTGAAACTTTTCCTGTGCGCCCGATAGCTGCCATACATAGGACAGCACAAATACGGCTACAAGAAGGGCTACGATATGAAGCATTGTCTTCTCGGGCGATAAAAAACGAACTCTTTCCATTGGTAGGAGAAAGGAAGCACAATGGAGGACAAGGCAATCGCAACTCTTCGCACTCTCTTCGAGCGTCGTAAGCTGGGCACGGAGACCGTAAGTCTGAGCACAGATCTCAAGGATGCGAACGTCTATACGATGGGAAGCGCACTGGTGATCTTCAGCCAGAAGGACAAGATGCTTGACCGCGATGTGAACACCTACCTGAAGTATGCTACGGAGAACAAGTATACGAACGGCATTGTGATTGTCTCGCTGTCCAAGCCATCTGAGAATGTGCTGAACTCGATCAAGTCCCATGCGAAGGAGGGTATTCTGTTCTTCCATATCCGCGAGCTTCAGATGGACATCACAACTCATCGGATGTCTGTACCGCATCGCATTCTGTCTCCAGAGGAGGCGAAGGTTGTGCTTGATAAGAACCGGGTTCTAAAGCCCGAGGATCAGCTGCCGTGGATTGATTCGCAGGATATCCAGGCTCGGCTCATTGGAGCAGTTCCGGGAGATATTATCGAGATCACTCGCCATAGCGATACCGTAGGCAGGTGTATCTACTACCGGTATTGCGTAGCCGACGTAAATGTTGCCTGAATACAATGCCCGATCCAACGGCCGCAGGTAACATGTCGGATCTTGAATCCGAATATCAACGTCGGAAGACAATCTACGATACCCTCGTGGCAAGTGCACTGGCGACAAATGATGTGTCCAAGTTAGATGCAATCGCACGCGCAAAACAGGGAATGAGCGATACGCTTTCCAAGATGCTTGCTCTATCAGCGGGAAGCGGTACAACTGCCCAACAAGAGGAGTTAATTCGCAGGGTCATGGAGATTCAGCGCGATTACAATGGTCTTTTGGTTAGCACAGATAAACTCGAGACTCTCCGCAAGATCCGACAGTTTCAGGAGTCAAGAACGGGCGCCGACCTTAAGATCTATGGGCTTGGATTTTTGATTGCGGGTCTCGCTCTTATTGTCATGATGACGAGAACGCGCGAATAGCCAAAGCTACTCCGATAATGAGGAATAGCACGACAATACGAACCATGATCCCGCCTGTATCAATTGGTCTCGAGAGCTCCTGCGCAGACGTCACGAGTTGATTGGAAATAACAGGTCCTTCCTCTTGGAGTTTCTGCGACTTCAGGTGGAGCTTATCGAGTTCTGGATTCGTGTTCTTATACTCATCTAGGAATGTCTGGATGTATCCTTGGTTCTGGTTGATTTGCTGTCGCATAGCATTCAAACTCGATTGAATCTGGGCTGCTGCCTTTTCAGACACTGATTTATTGGCAATATCTCCATTCTTTCGGTATGCGTAATAACTTGCACTATACGTATCAATGAGTGTCTGAAACTCGGGAGACACTATTTTATTCAGTCCACCTCCATCTGGCCTGGGTGCACCAAGAGAATTGCTATGTTCACGGACAGAAATCGTTGAGACTGCGATCAACGTAAACAACAGGGCAGTGAGCCACCCAACCATTATCTTGTAGGAGTAATAAAATGCCGGTCGCTCAATCGTTCTTCGAGCCTGGTCGCGATGCAACCACCCGACACATGCGGGGTGTTGATGCCTCTGAATATACACGCTTTGTCCGCATGGCGGCTACTGTTGCGCCGTATATCAACAACACCAAGGTATTTGGCAAGCCGTATGCCCGTCTTGGACAGAGCCAAGAATCTACACTGGATGCCACTGTTGTTAGCACACTCTTTAGTGGGCTCAGACCGTTTGTTGCGAATAAGTAATGAGTTGCCCCGCAGGCTTTGAAGTAGGGTTGTCAGATACATGTCGTGTTACATGTCCAGCTGATTTCAAGTATATCCAAGAGTCGGGTACTGAGAAGTGTGTGGCTACATCAGATAACAAATACTATATGTCGCTACAGGCTATACCTCAGGGCTCGAGTACAACGGCGTTCACCGATGAACAGGCCCGCTTCCTCTCCGGATTCATTACACTAAAAAGGAGGATTCAGGCAGATCATGATGCAGCAGAGAAACTTCGGGCATTGACCAATACAGATGTCGTTGCCCATCACGATCGGATTCGGTCATCGCACGGTCTTACAGATGCTTATAGTGAGGCGATTGCAACACTGAAGCCGCTTCGGCCTCCGACGCAGCCGCACGTAGATATTATGAACGAACAGCTTAGCATAAAGGAGATCTCGGCAAAGGATCTACGTATTCTTCAGATCTGCCTTTTCTTCGTAGTGATCTGCCTATTGGAGTACGCCCTCTTCCCATCTTCAGTTGTCCATGGTGTTGCGTTCTTGACGATGTGTGTAGGACTTTCACTCGCAATCTATCTCTCCAATAGATAATGGGAAATCGGCAGTTCAAGTGTCCATCAGAGACAAGTCCCGGTCCAGCTCCATTTACATGTGTGATGACATGCCCGTCTGGGTTTGAGCTCAAGCCTGTCGATGGTGCGCCGCGGTGTGTTAGCAAAGATGATCCCGAAGTATCTATTCACCTTATCCCTCAGACCGCTGTCAGCCGACCTTTAGATGACAATTCATTGTTTTCAATCGAAGATCTCAAGACTTCAAACCCCGACTCATTTGTCAGATACAGCGCCGAATTTGAACGATTCAATGCTGAGAAAGTTGTTGCGATTGGAAACATTGACCATGGAAAGGAAGTGAAGGCGGCATCTGAAGCAGTACTCGCCGCAGCAGGCAAGGATTCTTCAATTGTCGATGCCGCTGCCGCAAAGTATTTATCCATAACTGGAAATCCGGACGCTGCTGCCTACACCATAGATAAAGGTATCAAGAATGATCTGCAGAAGAGCAAGAGCAGATTTATAGATGAGTATCACTTCTTGAGCAACCAATCAAAACAACAGCAGAGCACTATGGATCTGATCTCAAGTGTGAAGGATAACCTGTTCATGGTGAAAGATGATCTAGAATTTTCGGTTGGCACTTTTGACAAGCAGATATCTGACATTCAAAATCAAATCAATATGAATAAGCGCAAGCAGCAACAAGCCGTTGATTATGGTAGCTGGATGATGATGGGGTTAAATATAGCCATTGTTCTTGCTCTTCTCTTTGCAGTGTTCGTCTTGGGCCGCGTAGTTATGACCAAGGTCTCTAGTTCATCTGGAGCATCACCACCTACACCCGAGCCTAACCCAGACATTACAGAGGTTGTGGACAATTATTACAAGGCACTCGCTGCTACTCTTGGGAACGCGAACCGCGGTGCGGCAGAGCGCCCCGCAAAAAGGGGATGGCTCTGGTAATGGAGATCACAGATCCTCGTCCCGTAACTGATTTTCAAAAAACAACATTTTGTGGACATCCACGTGCACACGTGCGGAAGGTGTTGATTCAGACGATCCAACTTGGCCACGCAGATTATGCGTGTTACTGGACGCTTGAGTTGCTCTGCTCTGGTCTTGTGCATAGTTTATGGGCTGCGCTCTTTGAAGCCGCAGCTCTTCACATCAATCGCGCCCAGCCGAACGTATTTCTATATCTTGCCAAAGCCTATGAAGCCTATGCGCCCATCGAGGACAGCTATCCCATTCAGAACATGACCAAAATACGCAATCACCCCGATGTCCGAAAGATGGTGTGTGAAGTGGCAGCTACACTGGCATTATGTCGCAAGAACAAGCTGGCTACCCTTCCTACTCTGAAGCCTGCCCATGACTTTGATCCGGTCACGATCCAAGAGAGCCTGAAGTCTCCCTCGCGGCTATACGGCACACAGGTCTTGAAGGCATCTGATCCTATGCCGGTTGCTGTGCCGATGAATGAGTTCTGTTATTGTATTCGCGCAGATGTCCGCGACCTAACTCGCGCACTTTACTGGATGTCCTGGGTGTTCACTTTTTGCCGCGAACACAAGAAGCAGACAAAGACGAATCTGCTGTTTGCTGATCGGTCGGATGAGTATATCTCCAAAGCAGATGGCACACACCCGGTTTGGATTTTCTGGGAAGCCATCCGAAAGAATGCGCCACCATCGTCTCGGGAACACATTGACGTGCTGTATCGAATCCACTCTCTGCGCTGGTCTTCGGCTGATAAGGGAAAGCGCGCTCTGATGATTGCCGCTGTTACTTTGTTGTGTGAAGGGACGCTTGACACGACACCATGTGCCCCGACCATGCAGGTCTCCAATGTGCTCAATGGCATGCCGGGCTGGATCGACGCAATCGTGAAGATGCAGCGTAGCTTCACCTGAAAACGGAAGCGCATCAGTATACACAAGAAGGTATCAGTCAAAATGTTCCGTCCTTGCTTTTCTGCCACCCAGGTGGCTGGTATCATCGGTAAGAAGATCCCCTACCAGACCGTCGATCAGACCATGTATGAGGTGTTTAAGAAGGACAAGCAAGCCGCTGAAATTATCGGCGCAATCGAGAAGGCTCACAATCGCAAGCCTGTGAACAGCTTCAAGGGAGCATTCCTGAAGGACCGTGACATCCAGAAGAGCGTGTTCGCCGCGCTGGATGACTGTAAGACTGTAGATGATCTTGCGGAGAAGGAGGTCACTGCAACCAAGATCCTCTGGGATGCCGAAGCCAAGAGCCATGCTCTGGATCTCAAGGTAGCCGCAGGGATTGAGGTCTCGGTTGAGGAGCGTGCGCAGGTTCGCTCGGAAATTGAGATTGCTGCAGTCGCCAAGAAGATTGCTGCCGAGGCTGTGGCCGCTGCGCCGTCTGTAGCCCAGACTCTGGAGAATGTTGAAGCCGTCTGTCAGAAGGTCATTGACCGGACTCCCAACATGTCGCCCACAATGGCTGCTCAGCTGCTCGCCGATGCGCGAGGAGAGGTTGCGAAGAAGCGTGGATTGAACAACGAGGACAAGATCCTGAACACCTATGAGACTGAGCGTAATGTGGTGCTGACCGAGCGCAACACGCGCATGCTTCGAATGGAGAAGGAGAGCTTCACGCTGGTTGGTCGCACGGATGGATTTGTCGCCTCTCAGAACCGCGTGGTGGACTCCAAGAACCGCACGCGCTTCTGGACTGCCCCGCCAGTTTACGACGTCATTCAGCTGCGGGTCTATATGCATATGCTCAATGCCGCGGACTCGGAGCTCATCGAGAAGTTTCCGAAGCACCCGACTCGCCACACCGTGTATACCAATGATCCAGAGGAGTGGGCAGACATCGAGGCATCTCTTAACCTCGCGACCCGCAGAATGACGGAGATCCTTAGCGATGCGTCTAGCTTAGAGGATCTCGTCTTCAAGAATACAGTCGAGAATGGAGCTTAGGATCACCCCAGACGCACCCACATGGGCAAAGGCGCAAGGAACTACATATGAGACGAAGTTTGTCTATACTGGAAACGGTCGCATCGATACGCACTCCAAGACATACCAAGTTTTTCAGTTAGGTCCTCCGCTCATGCTCTTCGAGAGACCGTTCGAAGGTGGAGTTGTATCCCGTGTCTACTCAGCCGAGTTCGCAACCGTGACAGAATATTCAAAGACTCCTCGCAGGTGGAAGGAGGAGACACCGGAAAGCACCCAGTATTTTGAGGAGCTGCGTAGGAATTCACAGTAAGAAAAGGCAGGGGCAAAACAAATGGAGGCGTATGATGTGCTTGTCATGGCGATGTCATCGTTGATCATGCTTATCGTAATCCATGTCTCTGTATTTGCAGTTGTTCGCTGGATGTATCCTCCTATGCCTCAGCAGGTTCGGTTTGCTGAGCCGATTGCCCAAGCACCTCCGCCTCCGCCTTTCACACAGTCGTCAACACTCCCTTTCACACAACCAACGCAGATGAAGCAGGAAGCGAATGTACCCACGTATGCGCCGCCTGTATCCATGGAAACCCCTCGTGAGGAACGGCAGCCCAACGGCACAGCAAAGCCTGAAGGTGCCACAGCTGAGCGGCCTGCCTGGTTGGTTGCTGTTGACCCGAAGACCCTCGAGTGAAGCCGTCGCACTAAGTATTGATGACAAGGGAGGACATCAAGAGGAGCTTACCATTGTGATGGATGAGCGGATGTGTTCGGACACCATTTTTCGCACCATTCGGTTGTCGAAGGATGTCTTTGTCGTCTGCGATGTCTGGGCAATCAATGGCACGATTGTTCATCCACTTGCTAACTGGTCTCAGCGTCAGGAATGGATTGCCGAGTCATTGAAGCTCTTTCATCACCCTGACTTCACAGCCTTGTTCACACTCGCGGATGCGCCCGTTGGAGCGCTTGTTCGCGGATATGAATATTATGATGATCTCCCCGGCAGCGTTGGAGTCTTTTCGCGTGAAGATGTAAATGGTTAATCCAGTAACATGCTCTGGCGGTCGTCGTCGCACAAAGAAGCACAAGCGCCACAGCCGCCGTCGTATGCGCGGAGGAACAACGGAGGCGTCGTTCTCTGGTGTCGAGACTTTACCCGGTGGTAACATTGATGTTCGTACCGGAGTAAATATGTCGGGGACTGAGTTCACAAGACCTGGATATGGAGGAGGGCGTCGTCGCCGTAGCCGCAAGACCCGTCGTCGCCACCGCCGCATGCGTGGCGGAGATGCGAGCACAACAACGGGAGGCGAGGGGCATGGCGGTATGTCTGCTTCATTCACCGGAAACTCGATCGGTGCGAATGCCCCGGGTGCAGCAGTATACGCTGGCACCTCAACGCGGGTGGTTTGAGCGAACCACTGCATCTGCCCACACATAAGGCATATACTTCGCGTCATTGGTGGCAATGAACGGACCTCTTACTTGAGCCATGCGAATCTTCATTCTCTCCATGGCAAACCAAAGTTCTGTATACTCAATCCATTCAGACCAAGCGCGATAGGCTGCGTTCAATGTGCCAAGCGCCATAAATATATCATTCTTTCCAATGAACAATAAAAACAACGTAATCAACGGCATGATAATCATGTCGCTGAGTAGTTGAATGTATGCCATCCATGTCCGTGGCTGACACTTATCGCGGAGCACAATAAATCGATCCGCCGCTTTGAATGGATTCTTAGGAAGGTGCATACTTGTTGATGCTTACTCCACTGTTAGGAAACAAGCGCTCCTCTCCCGACGCCGGATCAACATAGCGAATCTCCATGTCGTCGTGGCAGTTCAGAAACATCAGGAGCAGGTCGAGGCGAATCTCATTGCCCGGCATGAGGAACTTCTCAACAGCCGCGGTAATGTCCACATCTGTGGACACATCGCCAATCCACGTCCAGCGGCGGCGGATGGGGTCGAACGGGTTACCGATATACGGGGTAATCTCCTCCAGCTCATACACGATGCGGCGGCGGATCTGGTTGCCCTTCACCCACTCCTCCACGTAGATACAGCCCTCCGGCACGTGGGTCATATCCTCATCATAGCCAGAATACTCGCCCATAAGATACTTACGGCGAATGACACCGCGATCCGTGCGGCGCGCAGACAGGTAGCGATCGAGAGCTTCAAAGGCACGGACAAGGCACATTTCTGTTAGTCAGACAGATGTACGTAAACTCTTACTTGGTCACAGCTGTGGGGAAATCACTCGGACCGCCCATATTAATTCCAATTATGTTATCATCAAGGCTCAATGCTGCCCCGACATTTGAGGATGCATTACGCCCCCAGACCATATCGTAGTCCTTCCCCCACTTGTTACCCATTGCCCCCTCGGTCCATGACTGAGTGGCAGGGGTGATACCTGGTTCAGGAGGTCCGCCGGCTTCAGGTGGATTCGGCTGGAGGAAACGTGATAGCGTTCCATTGGAGTTTTCTGTGGTAAACGTCTCCTTGGACTCCGAAGACTCAAAGTATATAAGAATTGTTTCATCAAACTTGGTGCCCATCGAAATAGCAGTCGCAAGCGCAGTGATCACAAACGGAGCGGCAACGACGAACCACGACACAGGTGTCAACCCGATACCGCAGAAGGTATCAAGCACCTTGACGACAGCTGCGCCCAGCACCAGCTTGATAGCGGCCGTTACCCACATCCCGAGAGAAATGTCGAGTCCAAGCTGAATCACCAGGAAAATCAAGTATAACAGAGCCGGAGGACAGAGAGCTTCGATAAAACGCATCTTCACGTATTTACAATTGAAACAAGAAAAGATGGCGGATACAGTCATGCTCTTTACCAACTGTACTCAGAAGGAGGCAGAGGACGCCCTTCTGAAGTATAATGGAGATGTCTATACAGCCGCAGACTCCCTGATGAAGACCCCAGAGATCTCTGGGGCAAAGCATATACCCAGACCACGCGAGATTGAACGAGGTCTTACACCCGAACAAGAGGAGATATGCGCAAATGGACGAGCTCTCATGGATAAGCTTACCGCTGTATCCTCAGCCGCCCACTCGAAAATCCGATCCGGGCAGTCGCTGGCGGGGGGCGTAACGCAGCAGGTTGACCAGGATCAGGCTTTGACGAAGGCAGAGACGAAGTAGAGGATGGCATTATCGGAACGGGGTGTTCACGCTGAAACACTTCGATCATATCGCTGATACGAGATGCTTCGGTAAAGAGATTCATATCACGCACATGCTGTTTGACAATTGTTTGCTGAGCGGAGTACGCATCCAAGTCATCCAGGGATTCAATCGCAGCCATCCACTCTTCGGGGTTGTTACGGCCACATGAAATACCCGCTGGAACAATCCACTCTTCCATTCCTTCAGTCGTTCCAGATGGCGCTTTGCTATTCGGGTCAGGCTTCGAGTATAACACTGGAAGTCCGTTATACATCGCCTCTACCGCAATACGCCCAAAGCTCTCATACTCGGATGGCATAAGTAGAATACGGGTTCGCTTGAGGATGTTACGAATATCATCATCAAACGGAATCCATTGAATATTCGACGGAGCGGGTGGAAGCCAAAGCTCTCCGTAATATGGAATAACACCGAGGAATTTGCGATCGGGCATGCGCTTCGCAAGCTCAATGAACTGATTAACACCTTTATTCACATTTGCGTTGACAAGTGTGATTGCATCCCCGTCTGGCGGGGATTCCATGGCAATCTTGTTCTCGTGCATAATCGGGCGAACAATCCCAGTTCGAACAATCGATCTCGGAAATTGAGGAATATTTTTGTGATAGCTAGTTTCCATTCTCGCATTGATAAACAGAAGCATCTCAGACCACTTATCAGACGCAAGGTTGGTAATGGTCTCATACCGTCCATCAAAGTGACATGTTACAACAATTGGGCGGTTATACCCACGAGAGTTGACCTTTCGAACATAAGGAAGGACAGGTGCGTGTGGGCAGATCCAGATATCACTGGTATCAAGAAGGTTTCCCGCAGCGGAGTAGTGCATGAAACGAAATCCGCGATAGACACCCCCGTTGTAGCCTTCCTTTGGTTTCTCAATTGTCAGAAACGCGGTTGTATGTCCCCGCTTCTGAAATTCGATCGCAAGGTCAATATCGTGTAGAAATGCTCCACACAAATCGGGCATTCTGTTGGCAAAGAATAGAACTCGCATTATGTAGACTCACCTACTCGCGTTTTCTTAACTAAGCGTGAAGATTCACCGCCCCACGTCCATGATTGAACCCAGTTGTCGGGGTTTGAATATTCTGACTGTTTCACAGGGATAAGAGGCTGGTAGTAATTCGGAATGGTCTTGTCCATGATCGTGCTTGAATCCTTCTTGGCACGCTGAAGCTGGGCATGAATGAGCGACGACTCATCGCCAACTGTATCCGCCTCACGCCCCCGTCCAAGGTTAGGAGTTGTTGAAAAGGGGCGAACCCAGAGCTGCTTCGGGCCTTTCACGCGAAGAGCATCCTCTGAACCCCAACGAAGCTCTGAGTTTGTATCAATTGTGCACGCATCGCCCATTCCGTAGCCACCGCGTGCGATCATTCCGGGCTGATCTGCCATCGCATTAGCAGGTCCAAGCGCTTCACCACATCCACTCGTCTGGCGACCAAGGGCAGCCTCATTCGCAAAATTCTGTTCCATCACATGGGATTGATCGACATTGCCACGCGTGTTGGCAAAAAACCAGTCAACGGTATTGGTTGACATCCTTATTATCATCAAACCTAGAAAGTTTCATGGAAAACGGACAGTGTAAGTATACAGCAGTTCGAGGCAGCCAAAATGCAGCCTTCCGATTGGCACGAACACGATAACAAGGGAAGCTATGTCGTCGATGTCTTCGGACGCCTGCGCGACAAGTCTGTCGCATGCGTGCGGATTACTGGATTCAAGCCCTACTTCTATGCGGCAGGTCCTGATCCCGGCTCTGCGACCAAGGTCTCCAAGTATGATGCGATGGCGGGGTTTGATTCTCTGAAGACCAAGGAGGTCTGGAAGGTCACGTGTCGGTCTCTATCCGAGTTCCACAAGAAGATCCGTGATCTGAATGCGGGTAAGAAGCATACGCTGTATGAATCCAATCTGCCCCCATTCATCCGTCTTCTCCATGAGCGTCACCTTGGACCGGGGTCGCCGATTCAGTTTGTGGGCGATGAGATGGATGTGCCAGCAGATCCTGAGTCAGAAGAGCCGATCTACAATGTGGGTGTCTTCTACACATGCGACTGGTCAACCGTCAAGCCGGCTGTTGGCAACATCCCGCTCAAGGTGGCGTGTTACGATCTGGAGATGTGCCCGGTTACGGGCAACAACTTTCCGATGGCAGCCAAGGATCCGATTGTTCAGATCGGCATTTCGTATCGCTGGTCAGATGATCTGATGACGCCAACCTCGAAGAAGGTCTTTGTTCTGGGAACAGTTGATCCGTCGGGTGAGTCGGATACAGAGTTTGTGGCGTGTAAGAACGAGACGGAGATGCTTATGAAGTTCGCATCGAATGTCCGCCGCGAGAACCCGGATATCATGAGTGGCTACAATACCTTTGGGTTTGATGATGCCTACATTGAGGATCGGTGTAAGGCGCTGGGCATTCTGGATGAGGTGAATCTGTCCCGTGCGCCTCCAGCCAAGTCGCGCAGCCAGGACGGAGAATACTCAACCAAGTTCTCAGAGACCAAGCGGTTCGAGCTGGCATCTGGCAAGTATGAGCTCCGTATGATCGCCATGAGGGGACGGCTGTGTATCGATCTGCTGCTGAACATGCGCCGCGAACACTCATTGGATTCTTTCAAGCTGGACAATGTAGCCAGCGTATTTCTGCGGGACAAGGTTCTCGAGTATAAGGACAATGTCGTTACCACAAAGAGTACTCGGGGGCTACGCGCTGGCAATTACGTCCGGTTTGATCTGGTTGGAAACACAACAGACCCCTACCGAGAAGGCGAGAAGTTCTGTGTTACAGCAGTTAGCGGCAAGACCTTCACCATCGATGGAGGAGACTCCCTATTTGCT